ATTAGCAGGATATGTTACAAATACAAGTTTAGCAAGTACATTAACACTTTATGCTACGCAAGTTGATTTGACAAACGCATTAGCTTCTTATGTAACGAACGCAAGTTTAGCATCGCAATTGGCAAACTATGTTACGAATGCATCTTTAGCATCTACATTAGCAGGCTATGTTACAACCGGAAGTTTATCTTCGCAATTAGCAAATTATGTTTTGACATCAACGCTGACAAGCACATTGACAAATTATGTTGGATTAACCGGAACGCAAACAATTACCGGCACAAAAACATTTAGCAATGCGAGTACAAAATTTTATACAACGGCAGCAATTAGTCCATCGCAAACCGGCGGCGGCGCACCATTAAATTTTGCTAAAAGAATAGGCACAAATGCCGATGCGCAAGTTTTAGATGCAGGTATAAATTCATCCGGCGCAGCATGGTTTCAAAATTATTCTAATGTTGATGATACTATTTTTGATGTCATTGCATTAAATCCGGTTGGCGGCGATGTTGTGGTAAATAGAATTACATCAGCAGGATATAAATTTGATGTTAATGGAAGTTTTAGAAATGCAAACAATGCTTATCTTGCAACATCGGCAGGCGGCGCAGTTGGTATCGGATTAACAACGATTGATAGCTCTGCAATATTACACATGAGTTCAACAACAAAAGGCCTTATCGTTCCAAGAATGACAACCACACAAATTAATGCAATTTCCACACCGGCGAATGGATTGTTAGTTTACAATACAACGCTATTAGTACATTGTTTTTATGATAGTACCGGTTGGAAAAGATACACGCATGTAGCAATGTAATTAATTAAAAAAAATATGGATAAAGTTCAACAATTACAAATCTTGCATGGTGCATTTGATTTGGCAGTACAAAAAGGCGCATTCAAATTAAACGAATGCGAAGCAATATTAGATGCATTAAAAGCATTTGCAAACGATATTGCAGAAGAAGAAATAGAAAGTGAAACCATTAAAGTAGAAAAAAATGAAAAGAGGAAATAAAGTTAGGTATAAAAAGCATTTGCAATTTATAGAAATTGAAAATTTAGATGCAGTTGAAGAAATAGAAGGTGGTCAGCCAAATAATAATGTTCAAAAAAATGAATATGTTAATAGCTATACTAAAAATATTGCTATTGTTAATTATCATGATAAAATAATATATCATCATGACAGATTTGATGATTTTACTGCTATGGAAAAAAGGCATTTGAAATGGGCAGTAGGTAGGGCAAAGAATAAAACAAAAGATAATACTTGGGGATTAATGCAAGGTTAATAAAAAATGGCAGACGAAAAATCAGTAGTTTATAATGTGTCAATTGAGTATGGCGCATTAAAACAATCGCAAGAAGATATACAAAAAAGAATTGTTGAATTACGAAACGAGCAAAGCAAATTAGATGCAACAACAAAAGAGGGGCAAAAGGCTATTCGCGAGAATACTGCTGCGCTATCCGCTTTAAATTCACAATATAAAACAAATCAGAAAGCATTAAATGATTTAACAACTGCCGAAAAAGGAAATACGGATAGTATTAATTTTAATAATAATTCAATTGCTCAAAATCGTGCATTGTTGAAAGAAATGACTGCGGAATATATTCGCATTCAAAATCCAACAAAGGCACAGACAGAAAAATTAAAAAAATTAACCGATACATTAAAAGAGCAAGAAGCAGCAATTGGAAACAATGTACGGAATGTAGGTAATTATAAAGATGCATTCAAAGAAGCATTAGGAGGAGTATCAATTTTTGGTACCGGATTAGATAAGCTTGGAAATAAATTAAAAACAAATCCAATCGGAATTTTGATTGCTGCTCTTGGTGCTTTATTTGTTTACATGCAAAAGTTTGAAGCGGTATTTGATTTTTTTGAACGAGCATTAGCGGGAATTTCGGGTGCATTTGATGGCGTATTAGGAAATTTAGGCAAGCTATTGCAAGGAGATTTTAGCGGATTTGCAGATGGTATTGCAAATTCAGCCGCAGAAAGTTATAACCTTGCACAAGCGACACAAGATTTGGAAGATGCGGAAAGAGACTTACAAGTTCAACAAGCCATTGGCGATGCGCAAGTAAAAAAATTAATTATCAGTTCAAAAGATAGAACAAAAACAGATGCTGAAAGGATTGCAATATTAAATCAAGCAGGAGATATTGAAAGAAAAAATTTTGAAAGCAAAGTAGGAATTGCAAAACAAGAATATGCAATTGCTGCGCGTGAATTAGCATTAGCAAAAAGCAATGGTACTGCAAAAGATGCTATCAGACAAAAAGAAGTTGATGCAAAATTAAAATTGGTTGAAATAGCTTCGCAAAGCGCAGATGTTGAAGAGCGAATTTTAAACAGAGTAAATCAATTAGAAGATGATGCCGCAGCAGAAAGGCAAAAAAGGGAAGATGCAAGAAAAAAAGCAATTGAAGATAGAACAAAAAGAGAATTGGATGCATTAAAAGCAACGCAAGAAGCGACCGCAATTGAAAATACAAAATCTTTAAATGATTTAAAACAAGCACTTGCTAATAAAGGCAGAATAACAAAAGAAGCGCAGCAGCAATATGATGATGATGTTAGAGCCTTACAAGAAATAAATCTTAAATTACAAATTCAAGATTTAATGAAATATAATAACGATAGAACAAAATTAAATAAAGAAATTGCTAAAATAGAATTACAAATTACATCAAATAGAATTGATGGTCAGCTTGAACAAAACAAAAGATTAGAACAAAATGAAGCAGAGCGAAGCCAAAAAGCACAAGCAAAAATTGAATATGTGAATAATAAATTAATGGCTGATGCAAAAACAAGATACGCAGTTGAATTGGATATGGCGAATGGAAATGCAGATGCTAAATTAGCAGCGCAGCAAAGATATGCAGATGATGTTTACGCAATCCAAGTACAAACTTTAGATAGTCAAATTGCATTATTAGAATCAGATACCGCAAACGCAGATAAGAACGCGGCAGAGATTGCAAAATTGCGCATATCATATCAAAATTTAGTAACAGATAATGCAATAAAAAGCACAGATGAAATTGATGCGGCTCAAAAAAAATCAGTTGAGGATTCTGTAAAATTATTTAAAGAAAGAGCAGACCAAGTTGCGCAAGTTAGCCAAATGGTTTTGGGCGCATTGCAAGATGCAAATAATGCAGCAGCAGAAAAGGAATTAAATACATTAGAGCAAATAACACAAGCAAAAAGCGAAGCATTAAAAACGCAATTAAATAAAGATTTAGCAGCAATAAAAGCCAATATTGCAAAAGGATTAATCACTAAAGAGCAAGGCGATGAGCAAACTGCAAAGCTGCAAGAAAAAGCAGATGCAAGAGAAATCCAAATTGATAAGGATAGATTAAGACAAGAAAACGAAATTAAAAGAAAACAATTTGAAACAGATAAAAGATATGCTCTTGCTCAAATTGTAATTACAACCGCATTAGCAGTTATAAAATTATTTCCAAATTTTTTAGCAATGGCAGTTGCAGCAGCAGAAGGAGTTATACAATATGCAGCAGTTAAAGGACAAGAATTTACTCCCGCTTTTGCAGATGGCGGATTAGTTGAGGGATTTGCAGGCGGCGGATTATCCGGCACGAAAGTTAAACAAGGAATGGGAATGCCAATTAAACGAAGCAATGGAGATAATTTATTAGCAACGATAAAAACCGGCGAAGTAATTTTAAATCAGCATCAACAAGCAGCATTAGGAGGCTCAAGGACATTCAAAAGAATAGGTGTTCCCGGATTTGCAGATGGCGGAATGGTTGGCGGAAATAATGTTTCAAACGAAAGCGAAAGAATTGTAGATGCAATCAAAAATTTAAATTTAGTTGTTTCTGTTTCAGAAATAACATCGGTACAAAATAGAATTCAAGCAATAGAAACGGCAACATCATTATAATGGCAAAAGCAAAAGTATCAATTCAGAAAATAAAAGTTAATTTCGGCAAAAGAAAGACCGGAAGGGCAGCAAAAGCAAAAAAATTTCAACCAAAAAAATATAAAGGTCAAGGCAAATGAACATTGAAAAAGAATTTTATACAAGAATAGATACAACCTTTGGAGAATGCAAAGAGGTTGCGTATCATTTAGCAGAAAAATGCGCATTAACTACCGGCGATATGGAAAGGTATTTAATTAAATGCGAATATGAAGAGCAAAAAAATATTAAAGGCAGAAATAAAAAGCCATTAATGATGGTCTATTCAGATTTGGCTGAAAAATATAGCAAAAGTATTCATGCTATTATCTATATTATTAAAAAAATCTAATTGTAAAAACTTTACAAAAATCAATTTAACATTAATTATACTTTTGTTTTATGGAAATTTATAATTTACTAATCAATAAAGATATTGGCACAGACAAAGGCGAAATTTCAGCCGAGTATGTTCGTAACCAAATTGATGCTGCAAAGAAAATCAATGCAACAGAATTGAAGTTAATTATTAATTCAAGAGGCGGTAGTGTTTATGAAGGATTTTCAATCTATAATGATTTAAAAGATGCCGGCATAAAAGTTACTGCTTATATTCATGGCTTTTGTGGCTCAATTGCAACACTAATAGCATCAGCAGCAGATTATGTTGAGATGTCAGAAACTGCGCAATACATGATACACAATGCAAGCGGCGGAGCGCAGGGTACTGCAAGCGAAATTGAAAGTACTGCAGAAGCATTGAAACAAATTGATTCAATACTTGCCCAAAATTATTCAAATAAAACCGGTAGAAGTGTCGAGGAAATTAAAGTATTAATGGACAAGACAACTTACATGACACCACAAGAAGCAAAATCATTAGGATTTGTTGATGCGGTTAGAATGCCGGTTGCAGCATTCGGAAATTTTAATCCAAATATAAAAATGAAAAAAGAAAATAATAAAGGCTTTAATGCAAAGTTAGCTTCTGCATTTAAAGCAATAGAAGATGCCTTAACCGGCGGCGCAGAGCCTAAAAACTTTGTTGAGCCATTAGCAGATGGTATGACAATCATTTACGGAGATGGCGAATTAGAAGTAGGCAAAGAAGCTTATTTAGATGAAGCAATGACAGAACATGCATCGGAGGGTGAACATGCTTTAGCAGCAGGAAAAATTATTGTTGTAGATGCAGCAGGCGTTATTATTGAAATACGCGACATTGAAGCAGTAGCACCAACAGAGCCAACAGAAGCAGAAGCAAAAGTTGCAGAATTAACTGCGCAAGTTGAAGCATTAGTTGCAGAAATTACTGCATTAAAAGAAGAGAAAGAAATTGTTGAAACTGCAAGTGCAGAATTTAAAGCTAAAATGGAAAAGGATTTCAAAGCATTAAAATCAACAATTACAAACGCAGGTATTTCTATTACAGATAAAGCACCGGCGCATAACAAAACAAGTATTTCTGCATTTGAATCATTTGCAGCAAAAAAGAGAAACGATTACAAATAATTTTAAAAACATAAAAAAAAAATAAAATGGCAGATGTATTAAATGTAGATGTTGCTTGGTGCGGACAACAAGCAAATGAAGTGTTGGTTATTCCAACATTTAACACACCGGAATTAACAAGTGAATTTCGTATTATATTAGATATTAAATCAAAAAGACAATTAGCATTGGATAATATTCTATCGGGCGTAGTAAGACCGGATGTAGGATGTGGTCGTGATGTTGCAGGAAATGTTGTCAATGTATTTGACAAAGAATTATCTGTTTGCGATTTAAAAGTAAACTTGAATCAATGCGCTAAAAATTTAGCAAATACATTCATGGAAGAGTGGTTAAAGACCGGAAACGCTTTAACTGATTTAACCGGAACAGAAGTTGAATCATATATTTTAGACAAAGTTAAAAACGCATTGCGTTTAGATGTTTATGACATCGCTTGGTTTGGAGATGTGAATTCTACAAATGATACTTTAGCTTCTTGCAATGGTATTTGGACAAGATTAATTGC